TTCATCCTGACGAAGCAGATCTTCCATCAGGCGTACCGGAACGGCCTCACCGTGTCTGACTTCAGCGAAGACCTACAGCAGCCTCGTGGCGTCAAGGCCACTCCTGGCCGGTCCCTGACCAGCGACGAGATAGATGCTCTCCGCGCCGTTATAAAAGATACTCCGGATGAACTGTTCCTCCGGATCATCCTTCAGTGCGGATGCCGGCCTGGCGAAGTCGTAGCGCTTACCTGGCGCGATGTGGATCTCGATGCCGGTATTCTGAATGTGAGCAAGGCCATGAAAAAGGATGGCTTCATCGCTCTCCCGAAGACCGACTCCGGGAACCGGCAGATCCCGATCCCAGACGATCTCCTGCATCTGCTCCGGGAGCGTGCCGGCGATCCGCTGGCACTCGTTTGTCCCAAACAGCGCGGCGGCTACCATACAAAATCATCTCTGCGGAAGATGTGGGACCGTGTGCAGAACAGCCTCGATGCGCAGCTGGGCTCGAATAGTGCCCCGCTTCACGTAGCACGCCCGCCGATGCGCATGTATGATCTGCGGCATACTTACTGTACCAATCTGGAGAAGGCCGGCGTCCCGATCAACATCGCCTCACGGCTCATGGGCCATTCCGACATCTCTGTCACATCGAAGATCTACACCCACGCCTCCGGAGAAGCGCTGGAAATGGCGCGTGATCTGATCAATGGCCATGGAAGCCCTGTGGAAAAAACTGTGTAAACTGTTGAAAAACCAGCGTTTCATGCTGACTCTTAATCAGGGTGTCCAGGGTTCGAACCCCTGATGGTGTACCAGTGTGACCCGTTGAAACCACTGCGTTTCGGCGGGTCTCGTCTTTTATTTCCTTTCTTTTCAAAAGACCTGTATGGGCCTGTATGGGCCTGTATGGTGTGGAAAAAAGTGTGGAAAAAGCTCCAATAAAAAATGCCCCGGATTTCTCCGGGGCTCCAGCATATAAGAAGGAGGTCTTAGTACCTCTCACGAGGTCTTATGTTTATGTTGTGATATTAGCCATCGCTGTCAAACCATTCCGGTTCCAGGCCGTGCTCGTCGGCCCACTTCTTGAAGATCCCGGTCATATACCAGTTGGCTTTCAATTTAGCAAAATAATATTCCGCAATCTTTAGGATCTCCGTCTGCTCCTCTGGCTTCATCAGGATCATTAGAAGCAGCTGCGTCCGGATCCCGTCCTTCTCCAGTTTGCCAAGTCTCTCCTCTATACTGCTCATCTTGTCGTCTTCTTCGCGTTCCTTTTTACGGTCATGCCTCTCGACGAGGAACTTGACGAATAACACTATGTTTCCGCCTCCCAGCACTGCAAGCAGGATATTCTCTACCATGCCAATCACCCCCTTCTCCGGTATACCCTGAGCATCTCATAGGAGGATTTTCGCATGGTCTTCAGTTCCTTCGATACATGCGGGTATGTCTTCCCATGCCATTGTGCTTCGGAGATGTATAATTTACCATCCTCTTCAACGATGAAGAATATGTGTCCTCCCGTTCCTTTGTACTCAACAATGACGATGTCGCCGCCCTGCAGCATGGATGGGCTATAGTAATGGCCTTTGTTGTCTTTCTTCGATGGAACTATTTTCAGCTCGTCATTGTGTTTTTCGAGATAGGTGATCATTTCCGCAAGCCCGGTCGGCATCTTCTTACACATACCAAGGGCTCTCAGCACAGCCATGATGTAGATCTCACACTTTGCTCCGGCTTTCTTCTGAGGATCCCACCCGGATCTGTTCGGGAATGCCTCCGCCAGCGTTTCCTTATACTTTTCTTTCGGCTTTCCCGATGGATACTTGAACTTATCCGGATCAGTGCCCTTTGGATATGCGCATGCCTTTGCCAGTTCGTTGATCTTCTGAGCTTTTGTCTTCTTCTTTGGTTTTTTCTTCTTGGCTGCGTGCTTTTTTATCAGTTTCTTCAGTTCACCGAGGCAATCCTTCCCCCACTTTCCGTCTGGAGCGAGCCCCAGCTGCACCTGATACCAATAGACTCCGAACAGGGTCTCATTCTTGAATACCCCATCCACTTTGATCTCTGCATCGACAGCCCAGTTCAATGCTCTCTGCAGCCGTTTGACGTTCGTCCCTTTATCGCCTACCTTGAAATGCCCTCGCTTCGGCAGCTTCGGAACGGTCCCTGTATACGGGGCAGTGATTACATGCTTCTTCTCCTTGCTGTAATCCGGTCTGTCCGTAGCGCATACAAGGGAGTAGTGCCGTATCCGGATCGCGACCTCATCGCCATTTGTCTGCGAACCAGACGTCCCTTCTGGCGTGGTGTTTCCTTCGACCGTAATGTAATCGTTGCCGATCCTGCCGATGGCCAGTGCAGTGTGGTCTCTCCATAGGTCGTTTGCTCCGAAGTCGAAACTGACCTGGTCTGCGAACTCGACCTTTTGCAGGCCCTTCTTCTTCGTATCCCTGGATCCTGTTTTTTTCATAATCCATTTCCCAGCTTTCCGGGCGACAGTCAGATCTTGGACATCTGCAGCCGATGCGCTCTTTGCGATCGGGTTCTTCCCTGGCGCATGTTCTCCACACCACCATACAAAGATAGCGCACCAGGACTGTCCATCCATCCCGAACTCTTTTCCGAACTTCGTGTGATTGTTACCGGTCTCTCTATAGCCTACCTGCAGGATCGCCTGCCGCATAACCTCTTTTGCTGTTGCGTTACTCATCTCCGTCCTCCTTTACTTCCGGCAGTCCCTGCATCAGACACAGAATGAAGATGTACACCGCAGCGGATATGGCAGACAGGAACGTAGTTCCCCAGTCAATGTCTGTAATCAGTTGGCCTGCCGTCCATACGCCGAGAATCGTTGTAAGGAACGTGCGGATCAGACGTATCGCCGTTGCTTTCCAAAATTCCTTTTTGTAAATCATCATTCTCCTCCCTCCAATAAAATAGGGACCCGAAGGTCCCCCGTAGTGACTTAAAGTCTGCTTATGATTAGCCTATGAAACGAATATGGTCTGTAACGTCGCTTTCAAGTTTAATGATTGCGATTGGGTCACTATCACAAAATCCGCAGACTACCTCGTAACGTCCTGCATAAATATCGTCTATGTCTTCGGCTTTTATGATGCCTTGCCCGCAACTATTAATAATTAACCAAACATTCATTTCGCACCTCCTACCACATCTCCATCGGTTTCTTGTGATAATCCCACTTGCTCAATGACCGCACCATCGGCTCCTCGAAGGTTTCGTCCACCCAGTACCACGCCTTGCCCAGCTTGACCCTGTTCCATGCGTGTAGCCCGCCGTAGGACAGACCGCCCATGCACCATCTGACCGGGATTCCCTGTACTCGGCATAGCACGTAGACAGCAGATGCAACGGCACAGCAATCTCCGCCGTGGTTCTCGAAGTAGCCTTGTGCCGTCTTGACTCCGCTTATGTACTTTCCACTACGGATATACTTGCGAATCTTTAGGTATGCTTTTTTGCCGTTGCCCTTGACCTTGTACTGCTTCAAGATTGCCTTTGCGCTTGCTCGGTTGGCTTGCGCTTGGTAGTCAAGCGTTGACCATAGGACAGGATCAATCTCAATGTAGTTGTATGTCTGCCCCTGCCCTATCTCCACGTACTTGTTGACGGCAACGTAGCCCGCCCACGGTGCGTAACTCATGGGATATTTACGCATCAATGTGGTCTCTTTGTACTTGTGCAACTCCCACATCGAATACTTCTGCGTCTTAATCAGACCGCCCGTGTGGATTGCCTGTGTCACCTTGCCGTCGAAGCTGTTCGTGCTGTCTGCGTCCGCATTAGACAGAAGCAAGACCGCCACAATGATGGTCACTATGACGGTCAATGCGATTGCTTTTAGCTTGTCCATTGATATGTCACGGTTCCGCTCGAAACGACCGCCTGTAATGTGTAGGTGCCGTTTGCGCTCGGTGCGCTCGGAATCGGTGGGAGTTCGGCTAACTTGCCCGCCATGTCCTCGAAGTAGGTTGTCTCCGTTCCCACTGGGATAGCAACATCTCTGTCACCGCTTTCGACGAGTGCGTCCACAAATTCCTCGGTGCCGTCACTATCGCATATCTGCACCGCTGTGTATGGGTCGGCTGTTTCGGTGGTTGGGGTGGCAAGTTCGTAGACAAGATAAATACCCGACATGGCGGTTTTGAAAGATGCGGCATCGGTGTAGGAGGAATCTTTTACAATAATTTGAGCGTTGTTTGTATTTCCGCTTGCATTAGTAGAAATCTGCTTATCAGACAGATTTGCCCATCCCATCAGCGGAGCGTTCGCATACTTCGCACATATAATTGGTGCATAGGTCTGTCCTGTCTTCATTTTGTTCAAGAAAACATAGAACCCGCTTTGGTCTGATACATACGTCCAATTCAGCGTACCCAAATCCACGACCCCGTACCGCCGGTTAACCGACCCGTCGCTTTCGTATTCGTCGCCGTCATAGTAGAGGTTATTCGACGCATCCAGTTTCGGGATCCCCCGGAGGGTCAGATTCGCATCGAGTTCGTAGGAGTGCTTTTCGTATGGCTCATACTCCCCGTTACGGGAGCCGTTGTGCGACAGGTTGATGCAGATGTCGTTCTTGTAGGTGGTACCGTAGTTCGCATTGAACGCGAATCTAAGGTAACAAGCGTTTTGCGGAGTTGTGAACGTCGCGTCGCTCTTGAACTGCGCGCTAATGAACACCTTATTTGCATCATAGAAAAACAGCTGAGTGCTTAAAGACGATTTAAGGTAATATGTTGTCGATGGGAGCACCGGCGTATATCCCTTTGAACGGATTCTTGTTGAGCTTGCGTAATCGTTCCCGGAATTGTCGAGCGTCCCGAGTTCCCACTCCTCATCCCACTGGTTAAACCCGACCATCTCGTGACTTGCCACCTGTACGGACATCAGTTCTCCTGCGTTGTAGGCATAGTACGGTTTCGGGAACAGTTTCTTGAACCACGCTACTCCTGCACCTGCATTGGCTTGTTCAAGTGAGTAGATGTAGTCTGCTATGGTAGAGCCGAACATGGCGGTGAGGTCAGTGGCAAACACGTTCCTAAATGACGTGGTTGCGTCTGTGAATGGGCATCTTAACCGAATCGCACGATACGTTTCTGCGGAGCAAACGAACACCCCTGCGGATGTATGCCAGTTTGTGTCCGTCCCGCCTTGTACGCCCGTCCTATCAGATGTTGTTCCTTTGAAAACGACCACCATTTCATACGCTGTTTGTCTCGCCGTATTTGCTTTATAGTCAATCGTATAAAATATCTTATGATTTTGTGGGAATGAAACGGCCTGCTGAATATAATTATCACTATCAGACGATGCGGTAAATGTGCCTACGTTGCCCGATGCAGATAAAGTAACCCTTGTTGCGTTCCACTTGGTTGTATCAGCAAAATTACCATTCTGCACAAGCTGATTCCACGCCACAGTACCGCCGACCACTTTCGACAGTTCCTCACGTGTGAAGTTGAACGGAATCAACCCCCCGCCGCTCCGTCTGAACGTGTACGGGGTTACATCGGTTGCGCTTGCTTCGTCTGATACAAGCTGTTCAGCAGAGCCGACCGTCCAGTTGGGTTTGTCGCTGATTTCTTCCTTTAAGTCACTGATCTCCGTCGCTATCGCTACCGCAGTCCAGTGTGCAGCATTCCACGCCTCTGCGGTCGTGATCGCGGTTGTGCACTCATACATCACGCCTTCGTGCATGACGTAATCGCCCACCGCATAGGTACTGGAGCTGCTGTATGCCGGCGCCAGAGACGCAACAGCAGCCGCTGCATCATCCGCACTGTCGGCAGCTGCGTCTGCATAACCTTCGACCTGATTCACGAACTGCTCAAACTGTGATGGCGTGATGTCAGTTGTCTCAGTGCCTTCTACTTCTGCTTCTGCGTCGATGGTGAATGCCAGGATCGGATATGTAGTCAGCCGGTCAACGAGGACATTATTCTCCACGTTGCTTCCCACGAGGTTCACGAATACCTTGGACTTGTAGTACTTTACTTCTGCCGGCACGAGACACTTTCCGTAGGCGTCCAGTACCGCAGAGATAGTATAATACTGCGACTTCCATACGGCCCGTACCGAATCGAAGCCGCCCCAATTGGTGTCCAGATCGAAAGCAGCTTCGATGTACCCAATGGTGTTTGAAGCGTAGTAGTCCGCTCCGGACGTCTTCGTCAGCGTCTGTTCGCTGGCTGTGAATGCTATGGCTTGTGTGTTCATTTTTGCTCCTTTCGAGAAGTTATCCTAACGCTATCCAGTTCACTGTCGGAGTCTTGTTCGCTCCGGAGTTGTTATAAAATCGAAGTGTCGCCCCAGTTGTCGATACTGACACGACTGCCACTGAACAGTTTCCGAAGTTTGCTGCCGTGGATCCAGTCCCAAGCTGGAACCCTGCGACCACATTCGGTGCCGCTGAGTACGATGGGCCAAATGATATTGTCTTATCCGAGTAGCTCCCGGAAGCTGTCTGTGCGAATGTCACCGTGCCAGACTGAAGATTCCCCGCACTGATTTTCTTGCAGTTTAGCGTTCCGTCAGTATGAAGCGTCGCCCCTCGCTGGTTGTTTGTATAGAAGTCTATCGCGCCTTCGTCCGGGGTTTCACCACTTGGCTGGTGCCCTGTTGATCGCTCGATGTATATGGCTGCTCCGTGTCCAAAATCTATGTAGCAGCTGTCTGGGTATCCGCTCGATTTGTTAACAACGCCAAGACCGCCGAGTAGCACATCATTTCCATCTGCGAGATATAGCCCATTTCCATCTAATTGGGCTACACGTGTACCACGCGCTGCGCCGGTACCGATTGTGATCAACTTTACAACATCCCCAAATGACGCTTTTGGTGATCCGCCTTTGTAGACGGTCATACCATTCGAGTTCAAGTTGGCAAAATTCGACGCATCTCCCGCATCATGCACGCACACGCCGTTGTATCCGCTGATAACAGTCACGTACTTACTCGCCGATGAGTCCATCATCAGGGCGAGGTTGTCCGTGTACAGCGTAGTCCCGGAATAATCCCTCACCCGGCACAGCATAGATGCTGTCGAGTTGTCCCTGTCCGTGATCTGGATCGGGATCAGCACCATGTCGCCTTTGACTCCGCTGAACGCTGTCACGCTTCCCCAGGAGTCATTTGAGATGCCCACATAGCTGATGGCTGTGGCATATGTGATCTCCCGGGTGTGAGTAGTCACCGAAGCGACCTGCCCCGTGGTGTATGTCCCATCGTTCACAAAATCGCCCACATTGAAGTCTCCCGCGTTTATATGCACTGCATCAATGTATCCGCCTGTCAGCTTTCCGACATCCAGTGCCTTGATCTTTGCGTTCTCGATCGTGCCGTTCGCGATCTTACCGTTCGTTATCGCAAGGTCATGGATCGCCGCGTTGCCGAACTGTTCCGGTGCCCACGCAGATCCTGTCCATGTGTACATCTTGTAGCCGTCATCCGTATCGAACCACGTGTCTCCGACGACGTATGTGCCTCCGGTTGGCTGGCTTGCAGAATGATATACCTTATTCTTGCCGTTTGCTGATGTCAAGGCGTTCCCGGCAGTTGTGTTCGCCGTAGATGCAAGATTGTAAGCCGCATCTGCCCTGGTGTCGTCGGTGTACTTGTTCAGCTTCGACCAGTCACTTGCCTGGTACGTCTGCCCTTCCACTTTCGGATTCGTACAGGTCAGAATGTCTCCAGAGTTCCCTGTGAACCACAGATCTCCTTCGTCATACGGCGGAGTCGGCTGTGCTATAAACACCCGGCGCTTATGATCTGCAAGGTCCTTCGCTTCCGCTGCGTCCTGTAGGGCCTTCGTCACGTCTGAGTCCGTTACCGCGACCCACTTGTATGCAGCGTTCTGATACACGAACCGCCACGTGTGGCCTGTGTCTGTGTTGTAGTACAGGTCGCCGACGTGATTCTGCTTCTTCTCGTCCGTATCCCAGCCAGTGCTCTCCGGGTTGTCAGGATCTACCGTGACTGGTGGCAAGTTCATCGCTGGATCCACCGTGTAGAACCATGATGTGATATTGCCATCAATCTGACTCTGAAGGTCTGCGATGTCTGCATTGATAGCGACAACGGCATTCGCCATATCAATGGCGTTCTGATCTGCCTCCTTCTGTGCGTCGAAGGCTTCCTGCTTCGCAATGAGCGCCTGGATGGCAGCCTGATCCGCAGCTTCCCGGGCCTCTATAGCTTTCCTATCGTCTGTAGGTGGCGCCGACGCATTCCCCACAAGCCATGCGCTTCCGCCGGAGACTCGAACCTGTACAGTATCGCCAGCATGCGCATCTATGGTCAGCTTGACTGGCGTTTCGTCCACTCCGCCAGGAATATGCACCCATGCTGTGCCGCCTTCGATGCGCTTGACCACCGCTGTGGTGTCATACCCAGTGGTGGTCTGCTTCATGGCGGCTCTCATCGCCTCTATAAACCTTTTTGTTACCTTGCTCATATCATCCTCGCCGTCTCGCTTGTTCTGCATCCATATGTCAGCTCAAGGCTCTGGGACTCCACTCGGAATGCTCCGTCCATCTGGATCTCCGGGTGGTTTATCCTTATAACATCGCCCGGCCTTACGTTCGGATCGAATCGTCTTGAATAGGTTACCGTCCGTGCTGGGCTTTGCAACTCCCGGAGTCTCCTGTTCGCGTACGCGCCGATGGACTCATTTGTGCCCAGTGCCGGCGATGACTCCTGTGCCCATATCTCACGGCCCCGAGCCACCGTAGACAGTGGCGACTCAGGATCCGTGTCCATGGCGATCGCGGTCAGATCTCCGGAGATCACCCGGAGCACGTTCGGGCACGAGTACCAGTCCTGCTCGTCCGTCATAGCCATCTCGATGACATCGTTGTCCACCGCGTCAAAAACCTGCACGGTGTTGGTGTTGTCCGGTTCTACATAGATGATGCCCTGCCCGTCGATGCGCTTCCGCCACCCTACGGCTGACAGCACCTTGTCTGCCAGCGTCAGATTGGTCTCTCCGTCTTCCGCTATGATGGCATCGGTCAGCTGTGGCAGTTCCAGAGCATCTGCGACCACGACCGGAGCCACCCCAGTGCGCAGCATCCTCGCTGCAGCATTCGGAGCGACCACTTCTGTCGGGACGTATGCTCCACGCTCCGTCAGTATGTCGTTCACTGGTTTGAGCACCGAATAGCACTCCACGTCGAAGCCGTTCCTGCGTCCGTCGATGTCCCTCGATGGAGCTGATGTCAGCCCTGTGAAGAGCGGGACGTGTTCGATCCCGCCCTGATCCGCGTCAAGCCATATCCTTATCCATGCCTCACCGCCTTCCGGAAGCTCCGTCATGTGGATGTCCGCTGACTCCAGCATGTCTGTCACGGACCTGTCGATGCTCCCGGAAGTTATCTCCATCCGTGCGATGTCCCGCCATGATTTCGGATCCACGATGGTGATATAGTATGATGCTGTAAAACCGTCGCTCCAGATCATAGCGATGCTCTCCATTCTTCCCAAGTCATACCATCGAAGCCGACCGTGTCCACCTTCTGGATGGTGATGCTGTAGTTTATCTTCTGTGTATCGAACGCCTGCGTCTCTGCGACCTGTATGTCCGCTGTGAAGGAACTGCCCTCCGGAGTCCTTACATGACACAGGCCTGCGTATCTCGCCAGCGCTCGCATCTGCATGGCAATAGCCTCGTCATCTCCACGCACCAGTACGGTCGTGGCCCCGAGATCTCTCGTGACCGCCTTGTTATGGTCGCCGGTGACATGACCGCCGAGGTATTTTGTCCGCTGGAAGTCCTTCTCCCATGAATTGTTCAGCGTGATGTTATATGGCAGTTCAATTTGCTGGGTGTCAAAGTCAATGACAATGGTGCCAGGATTCAGCTGCGGATATCCGCCGGCCTCTGTTGTGTCGTACTCGGCGAACTCATCGTCCTCGGTGATGTAGTCGCCGTTCTCTGTGACTGTGACCACCCTGTATCCACTCTCCTTGCCGAATGCCGGATATGGATCCACGTATTTCGTCCCGAACTCTGCCCCGGAATAAATCAGCTCCGGGCCATCGAATCCGAGTCTGTATATGTCGCAGGTGTCTCCGCTGATGTAATTCCCACCGGCGATCGGAGTGATCTCGGCAGCGTACCTCTCGAAGTCCGTATGGAAGTGCGCCGTCGGTTCCCATGCCTGATGCGACCAGTGGACCTTAAACAGCTTCCTGGCTTCTACGCTCTGACCATATGCGTCGGATGCCGTGGCCACGAGGTTGTACCATGCACCATCGTCCAGTCGCCCGCCACTAAGCAGATCGTCGAGGTCGATTCTGATGCTGTTCGTTGAATCTGCATCATCCGTATCCACGTAGATCGTCTCGCCCTGAGGACCTTCTGTAGTGGTCCCATCCGGTCTTTCCAGTGGATATGTCACAGCCCTCTCGATCGCCACCGTCAGCGTCTTGGCATTCGCTGTGGTGACTGTAGCCGTCATCGGCATCACTGTCAGCACTTCGTTGTCCGTAGTGGTGTATGTGATGACCACTTCTGCTCCGTCAGCTGGTGCAGATGGAAGCGTGACAATGTCATCCAAGTAAGTCGCTCCAACGACCGCTTCACCATCCACCGTGACCGTAGGAGCAGCCGACAGGTCATAAGCACAATCAAATGCAGTGGTGTCCGCATCTCCTCTGAAGTGCTCTCTCACAGTCTCTGTGTGAGCCAGCCCGGTGCTTGTGATGGCCACCGTCGGTTTAGCTGCGATAACCAGCTGTACAGGAGTCGAATACTCTGACAGGCCTCCTGATCCGGAACGTGTCTGGAGCGCCAGATAGATGATGTCACCATTCTGCCAGCCTTTATCGGCTGCATATATGTCGATGTGCTGTGCCGTTGTGGTCGCCTCGATCGGATCCCCATATGTCCACACGCCTCCGGAGTTGGTCGCTTCCACGATGCTTCCGGCGATCTGTCCGGTTCCGTCTGTGCTGACATACGACCAGTAGGCAGTCACCATCCCGTCTTCCGTGATTGTCTGATCTGACAGATACAGGACCGGGACTGCTGGCGCTTCGGACAAGTCTACCGACACGTCTGCTGACCATGACGAATAAGTAACGCTCTCGCCCTCTTCCCTGATGGATCTGATCCGGAAGTACCACTTCACCCCAGTCTCAAGTCCGACGATGAACCAGTTGCTGGCCTTCTCCGTGACCTCATAGGTGTCCGGTTCGTCGTTTGACATCCAGTTATCAGGATCCTGCGTCCATGCGATGACCGTCCCTGTGGCATCAGGCCAGTTGTTGGTCCATGTCAGATAGACCTTGCCGGATGTGGTTGTCGGCGATACATCGTCCAGCGTCGGCGCCGTCGGCATAGATGTCTGATAGGAATAGAACCCCGACACCATGCTGATCCCATCTGCTGTGACGTTTCTCACATGGATCCCATAGCCGGATTCTGTCGTCAGATCGATACTGCTTGAGATGGTAGCCGATGAGGTCCCATTCGGGATCGTGCCGATCTTGATATAGTTTTCAATTCCTGTAGCAGATGCCTTCTCGAGGTAGACTTCCACATAGGTCCCAGGAACGTCCGTGCCGGCATCGTCTATGGTGATGGACACCGTGAAGCCGGACTGCGTCGGAGTCCCCATCGTGATCGTCGCCGTAGGATTCGCCAGCGCTCCGGTGATGACCCTGTATGCGTCCGAATGGGACTCAATGTCATCATGGGTGGTCTTGACTCTTGCCCACAGGCATTCATCCGGGCCGATGACGGATGCTGTCGTAATGTCCAGCGTATAATCAGACTTCTTGTCGTTGTAGCTGTATTCGGATCCGTCCACCCAGCTCGCACCGCTCTCCGGTTCCATGCCGGCAGTCGGAAGATCTATCAGATACTGTGGGACGACTTCGTCGATGGCATACGATGAACCATTGATGTTCACGTTGTATGTCATCTGATAGTACGAAGCGCCTTCCGTGTAAGATACTGGCGGATCTCCCCATGTCGCTGCAGGAGCCGTGCCGATGATGTGTCGCTCTGTCTTGACCGCAGACTTCCCTCCAGGCCCTTTGGCATAGATCTGGAAGATACGGGTCTCGCCCACGTTGTTGTCCGTGTACTCGTAGCTTCCTGTCGAAGCATACGTCCAGTCGCTCCAGCCTTCGTCAGAATCCGGAGCTTCGTCGCACTTCGTCCTGTAGTAGCACCGGTAGTACCAATGCTCGTTCGTATCGCTTGCGCTGATGCTCCACGTGAACGTGGTCTTGTTTGCGCTGTCATTCGACACACTGAGCGTCGGCGCTGGTGGCGCCTTTAGGGTCTTCCTGCACGAAGACGCATCCCACGAAGATGCGCTGTGCTTCTCGGCATTGACCTGTGTCTGCACCTTTATGTACTTGATCTTCCTGGCCGGAGACAAGGAGAACGAGAACGTCGTGGCCTTCTTGCTGACCTTTTTGGTCGTCCACTTGGACCACTTCTTCCCGTTATAGGTGCGGAATCTGACCTTCTGTTCCTCGATGTTCTTCGCCTTCAGCTTCCACGATGCCGTGAACTTGTTCTTGTTCCGCTTCAGCGAGAGCCCTGTGTTGTGTGCTGTCTTTGCCATGATCTATCCTCATATCGTGCCCATGCGCACCTGCCGGCGAAGCTCACGGGCGAACCGCTGTGCGTACTGTTCCGGACTCTCCGATGCGCTGGCGTTGAGTGTTACGTTGTATGTGTTCCCTCCTCCGATCTTTTCGGCGAGAGTGTCCATCCATCCGGTGTTTCTCTCAAGGGGAAGAATCGCTTCCCTTCCGGCCTCTCCGGCACCTATGCCAATAAGAGTCGAACTGTCAATGATACCGCCTCGAGCGGCCCAGTATACGTCGATACTCGGTTTTGTACCTTTTCCGCCGATGCCGAATGGAATTTTGCCCCCGTGGATGTCGATGTGCGGACGCTTCAGACCGCCAAGGAAGTTGAATGGCTTTGTGACTGCGTTCTTGAATGTGGTGAACGCACTCTTGACGGTGTTCATCACACTCTTGACCTTGTTCAATACAGTGATTGCCCTATTAATGGCTGCCATAAGTGTCCGGAACGCCGCTCCCAGAACAGCACCGACCAGCCTTGCCAGCGGGCGGATGATCGCCCCTCCCAGCCGGATCATGAGCGATGCCACCGGCTTCAAAGCCGAGAACAGCCGTGAGATAGTGTTTGTTGTTGACTTGGCGGCATCCCCGAAGGACTCAAGCCCAGCCACGTTCCCGAACGCATTTGCAAAGATGTCAATAACCTGTTTCCCGAAGTCTACAATGTTATGGAATGCGTCGCCTATTGCCTGCCCCGGACCATCGACAAAGGCACTGAACTTCTCTGTCAAAAAGGTCATGGCTTCAGACAGGCCCTTAAAGACCGCTGACCCCATCGGCTCAAGCAACGCCTTGAACTGGTTCTTCAGGACATCTACACGCTCCCCGAAGGACATGGTCTCCTTCTGTGTGTCTCCGATGACCCCGGACGAATCAGCCATGGCATCGCTGAACTCTTCGATGGACATGGATCCAGATTGTACCGCAGCGACAAACTGCGTTGCGCCCCTGGTACCGAACAGGTCCGACGCTGCGCTGATAGCCGCAGCTTCATCGCCCTCCTCGATGTAGTTCCCGATCTCTTCCGTAACCCGCTTCATCGCTTCTGCCGGCTCTTCGCCATCCTTTGCAATGGTGGTCAGTGCTTTTGACATCTTTGACATGGTGCCGTTAGCATCGAGGCCAGCCTTATCCAGCAGTCCAGCCATGGCAGCAGTATCCTCGAATGAATATCCGAGCGCCTGCATCTGCGGTGCCGCTGATTCCATGATGCCGGTCAGGTCGTTCATCCCGATTCCGGTGGACTGGCTTATAGCGAACAGCGTATCCAGTTGCCCGGACATGTCTTCCGCAGCCGTGCCCCATACGGACATCGCTCCTGCGAACTTCTCTGTGTCGAATGCTTCGCCGGTCATGTCTCCGACCTGCGCGATCTGTGTGCCGACGGTCTCCAAAGTGTCACCAGTCAGCCCCAGTCTTGTGTTCAGATCCTGTACCAAGTCACCGGCATCCGCGAACGATGTCGGGACAGTAGTTGCGATGCCCTTTGCAACACCCTGCAGCTCCTCAAGGGCTTTCCCTGAAGCACCAGTCCCCACGATGATCGTATCAGTCATCTCGTCGAACTCTGCTCCCACATCGAACAGAGCCTTCCCGACTGCTCCGGCTGCCGCTACAGGAAGCGCCGCAGCGAACAGACCTTTAAGCGCTCCCAGCTTAGAGCCAAGACCACCCAAAAAGGCCGCACCAGCTCCGGCTGATGCCGTTTTCCCTGCCCCTGCAGCAGCTGCACCCATCTGAGCAGATATAGCCTGCTGTGCGCCCTGCATATTCGGTATAATCGTTATGGTCGCTTTGCCGACCTCAATCATTCCTGCCATTTCGTTCTTTCCTCTTCTTTTCGAGCCACTTACGGAACTCTCCTCTTGGCAGAGCGCTGCCGAAGTGCTTCACATTCTCCTGCTTCTCCTCCACACCAGGACGAGGATACATCTTCGGCGTTTTGCTCGCCTTGCTTTCTCCGATTGCCACAAGGTTCGCATTTATCTGAGCCAGCATGTCATAGATGTCTGCAAGGATCCCGTTCGTCTTTGTGGCTGTGGCCCAGATGTGATAATCGGCGTTCATTTCCTCTGACAGGGCCGAATCGCCGCTTACATTCATAACAAAGGACGCCAACGCTCCCCATGACAGCGAGCGTCCGACGTCCTGTAATTCGTGACCAGTTTTTGTGAGTAGGTCGTACTCTATCGCCCCGCTATGCTCAGTCACAAACGCCGCGAGGCTTACAATTCCCCCATCGAGGTGAAGTATGCTGATCCGAACTGAAGCCACTGGTTGTCGCCGATCTCTTCTTCCCCGAGATCCGGGCATATACGCAAAAAGAACTCCTTATAGGAGTCCAGTATCAGCTTCGTGTCCGTATCGTCATTGCTTACCAGTTCCGCTACGTCCTTCCAGTCATCGAACGTCAGCTTCTCGAGTGGTGGGATCTCATGCTCTCCCTTGTCTCCATAGAAGACAAACGGATCATGATGTGTTAGCTTAAAGCCCTTCTTCTTAGCCATGCCGTCCTCCTTTAGTGCTTAGTGTTAGGATGAAATCTGTCCGTCATCCATGATGAGCTGCCATCCATCTTCCAGAGCCGTGATGGTCGGGGTCCATGTGATAGCAGCGCCCGGTGCGAACGTGACGTTCTCCATCGCCGTGATCTGGCCATTCTCGCATCCGATCGCAATGCAGTCATCATCATCCTTCATGATGAACAGGAACGCTTCCTCTTCCGGAAGATTATCCTGGGACAGCGATGCGGTGACGAGCTTGCCGTGTCCAGACGTTGCTGCGGTGGTGCTTACGGCGTCCTCGCCCAGCATGGTTGTCAGTGTTTCCTCTGTGGTGTCCATGATCGGGGCCTGAACAGTCTCTGTATGCTCCGATACGATGACACGCTTGATCTTGTTCGCCCAGTTGCGCAGGTTCTCGGTGGACTTATCCAGGGTCAGCGTGATGCCATCTCCGGATACGTCGCCGACTTCCTTCCATGCAGCTGCCAGTGTCTCTGTTGGATATGTCGGGAGCGATGTGCCAGCCGGAGCATGGTAGAACATCCCGGACTCATATCCGATACCAAGTTTAGTATCATGTGTAGCCATGTTTGTACCTCCAATAGTTATTCAATGTTTACGGTTTCGCGGTGTGCGGTGACCACCAGCGCTGCCGAACACATCGCCAGATCCGGACGAATCGGGTCGTCTCCCCACGAATACAGGGTGTTGACTTCCGCGTGGGCGTAGCCTGCTCCCTTCGTCTCCGTGATGATTGCCACAGCGTTTCGGAGCGCTTCCAGGGCTTCTGCTTCTTCATTGGCCCTGGAATCTATCGCTACAACGAACGAATCGACCTTGCCCCTACCATCCGCAGTAGCATCGGTGTCTCCGCCCGTTGCCTGAACGAGAATGCACGGTACAGCAAAGTCCGCTGGCAATGGCGGGCAGTACGTCGTCATGTACGGCGACAGAGCCTCCCGGATCGCGTCTTCTACATCTATGCTTCTATTGATCGTGATGCTCATTACTTCACCGCCTTTGTCAGTGCTTTGTTTTCCGCTTCAGCAGCAGCTGCTGCATAGTCAGCCGCCTGCACGTGTGCGATCCAGCGCCCGCCACCATAGCCACCTTTCATGACGGTCACTCTGTAGCCGTCCGTTTCGATGCCTCCGACGTTAGCGTTCGCTCTCGCGCATATTTCTTCAGCCTTGCCCTCTACAAGGGCCTTAGCCCCCTCCGAGTTAAGGATCTGCTTGAAGCCTTCCGAGATAAATTCGATTTTGATCTCAGCCATCAGCCGTCCCACCTTTCGAGGGTTGCCTGTTTGTTGTTGAGTGCGCCCGTAGGCGATACCCACGACCCCGGAATGCCTCTGACCACGAACTGCTTCGAATCGAATATGATCCGATCGCCTTCCTGGACATCGGCATCCGCCGGCATGTACAGCGTATAGCTTTCCGCCACCCCGAGCACTCTCCCGTCCTGTGACAGTGATGTCGTGCTTGGCTGCACGGAACATCCACTGATCTCTGCTTCAGCCGCATTCTCCCAATCCGGCAGCGTGCTGCCTCTGACTGTCTTTTTAGCCGGGCGTATCCGCTTCACGCTTTGTCTGAACCATGATGGTAACATTTAGAACACCCCCTGCAGCCTGTACGGCTGAATGACTTCCTTGTTGTCGTCCGCCAGGGCCGTAGATCTTGCCGAGTTGGTCCAGTTCGGCGAATAGGTGATGGATACTCCACCAGCTGTTTCGGACTGTATGCCTCCGGAAGACGCGAGTGCATGCGTGATCCTGTGCGCGGCCAGCTCCTTGATACTGTCCATGAACTCATCCGGCAGCCCTGCCGTGTATTCCACCACGACCGGCGAATACTCGTGCAGACCGGCGCAGTCCACGCCGTACACCATGACAAGCCCGTTCGGATCCGAGGCTACCGCCTGGTATGCCACACCGTCGATCTCGACGAGGCTGACCGTCGAAACAAATTTCGCCGGCAGCTGGATCAGAAGATCCCGTCCGGTGAACGTCACCCTCCGGTCGAAAAACGTGGTTTCTATCCGGCACTTGCTGGACGGATAGATGTGCCATCCGCAGTAGTTTCGGATCGCCTGCGACACCGCCTTGATGTTTGGTCCGACCCTGTGGTCGTCTTTATATTTGTTGCCGGTGAACTCATTGAACTCCTGGAACGTTAGCATGTCTGTCAGCTTGTCCGTTTCCGTCAATGTGTATCCCCACGTGGTTAATAAACTCATTTCACCGCCGCCTTCTTCGCCTTATTCGCCGTCTTTCTTGACTTGTTCGGCTTCTTCTCCTGTGCCTTCTCGCCGGTTTCCTTCTTCACCGTTTTTTTCGGCTTGTGTCCTCCCACGAGCACGGCCCCTTCCGGAGCGTTGCCTTCCTCAAATCTGTACTTGCGCCCGTTCGGCATCTTATAAACTCTTAGCATTATCTTTTCTCCCATCTGCTCGGTCTTTTGAACCGTTTTCTGATGTATTCTCCTACTTTTCCGTCCCGGAACGACGCGTCGCTTGTTGACAGGAGCGTCTGCCCCGCTTCAGGGAGCCCTTCCAGGTCGTAGATCTTCACGTCCGGAACTGTCACGCCGCCGACCTTCCAGTAGTTGCCGTAAAGGCTCCGGAACATCGGGCAGTGCGGAAACTGATCGATCACCTCCACCGCCTTCTGCTTGTTGATCAGCATCGGCACGTGGAGCGCGTAGTCATACGTGGTCAGTCCTTTCTCCTTGAGTGCTTCCCTGGCGGTATCCAACCCGTTCGCGTATCCAGAGACCGTTCGTTTCCTCCGGATGCCCGCTACGCGGTCCGTCAATGATCCCCGTATCATGTACGGCAGATCTATGACTTTCTGCATCACGAAGAAATCGTCGTTGAACAGCCAAAAGTCATCACTGACAGCGTCTGTTTCTGCTATTTTCCGGAATGTCGATGTCGACTTCTGCCATTTGTTCCGTCCGGTCTGTTTGAACCGGACATATCCATCCGGCGTGATACCGTCCGGGCATCCGCAGAAGAACCA